CCCTGTTTATTTCTTATAGCTTGTCTAGTTGCGTTCATATTACTAACAACATCTGTAAGTAGTGCCCAATCTGTGTCATAAGTAAAACAATTACCGTAAAACTTTGTAGGTGGTGTTACATCATGGATTAATTCATGTGTAGTAGTATTTGTGCTTTGGTCAATATACCCTTGACTATGCCCTCCAACAATAGTATATGTAAAATTTTCTGAATTAAGATCTAAATTATTTACATCAACCATGTTTGTAAAACAA